CACAAGAGAAAGCGTAGAAAAATTAAAGGAATAAACCCCCCAATCCTTCTCCGACCATGTTCAAACCAGTGCTTATTAAACCTGGTGTGCCAGGTAACGCAGAACCTATTTTAGTTCCTTGAATAAACAAACGTAATATGCGTTGCCACATATTGTCGTTTTGGAAAAAGTTAACTGCAACAGGTAAAGCCGTACATATGTGTCTATATGACATCAAGGCTACAGGATCATACTCAGGACTAGTCCTAGTAAAATCATATAAAGAACTTGACGTATTAACCATATATTCCACACATGACCAACTTTTAATGGTAAAACTCGTACCGTAAGCTGAGATTTTTGTAATCATTGCTTCCATATTTCCGAAACCAATAATTCTACCACTCAATTGACCATAATCACCAGCAATTATATTTTGTGGGATTTGGGACAATCCAGTGTAGATTGGGTTAAAATTCCACATAGGATCTGCATGACAACCATGCAAATAAACACCCATGTTGGAAGGTGTACAAAAATTATTTGGACCAACAGAACCAGCGGATTGTAATCCTTTGATACTATAGGTCATCAAATTTGTACCGGAGACAGCTGTATCTTGGTCAGCAACTAACGTAACTGGAAATTTCCAAGATGTTAACGATCCATTCCACTGTGTAGCATTGGAAGTACAAATCATTTCAAAACAATTTGAAATGATTCGAAACCTCTCAATGTTAATTGCTTCTTGATTTCCGGGAGGAAATAAAGTAGCAGTATCAGGATAATAAATCGGATTCCAAACAGTAGTTTGGCCCGGAAAAGTTCCAGCTGGTAAAGCGCAAGCCCAAAATGCAACGCCAGGTGTAGGAAGTACAAGATAAAAATAATCAAAACCAGCAGCAGCTTGTAATGTCATTAAATTTCTGTGTTTCTTGGTGATGGTGCGTCCTGAATACATATCAGGTACACCAGCAACTTGATCAGATTCGAAATCAGGAGCAGCAAAAGCACACTTCAGGAAAGCTAAGCCTTCATCTGTCATGGCTAAATTGCGCATAAGATTTCCTCCTCTTCTATTTCCACGTCTTCTCCTACGTCGAGAGACGTTTGAATTATTTTTAATAGCAATATCCATTTTGAATAAATATCATAACAAAATTATTATGCTTCCCCTCCTAAGCATAAACCCATGAGATCGTCCTTAGTTATCAAAGGAAGATATCCACAACGAACAATAACATCTACACACTTATCATATTCAGGATGAGTTAAATACTGATCCTGAAATTGTAAGAAGTATGCGAAACGGTCATAAACCGAACCATCGTTATGTAAAAGATTATTCAAACCCTTATCTATATTAATAGAATAAGAAAAGCCATCAAAGTATTTACGTGAACAAAATTCAAAACTGTCTTTTATCACTGCAAACTCTTTAATGTTCAAACCAATCTCTTTATACTTAGCAATAGCGTCATTGACATTTCGCTCCGTTGTATCATCACCCATAGCTGAGCAGTAGAAATCATCAAAATTTCTAATACCGTTCATATATTGCACTATATATGATGACGTTACACGCATACGACTGTTCGATGAAGATGTATTTAAACAACCTGACTTGGTCTGACCATTTATATCACAAACATACATTTCACCGTTTGAAAGTTGGTAAACCGACTTGCATCCGATGATAGCAATTGAGCGACATAAATGTTTGAACTCAGTTGTAGCACCCTCAGTTAATAAAATTCGTTGTTCAAATTCATTTAACTTAAGCCATTCTGAAACTGACCAATCGAATGCACTGCAATCGGTTTGGCACGTTTCAAAAGGTTTCTGAGTGACATCTTCATAAACATATTGATTATCTTCCGGTGAAAACCCTATTCCTGGTTTTGAAGGAATCGTTCTCCACTTATATATTTCTTCCTTGTTTAGCTTCATAGATACAACACCTTCTACTAATTTATCAACAATAGAAACAGACATTATTAATCTTTCTTTATTGTTAATCTTCGATATCTTGTGTGGTTCGTTTTTGATGAATATGCGAACAGGATCACACAGGCCGTGATCTATTAATTGTTGATTCGTAAAACTGTTTATATCGTCTAAAGAATAAGACAATATACGACAAATACGATCAACAACCAAATCAACTAAAGCATCAGAAAGATACTCGATCACACCACTGTTTTTAGGATTGATATCGGCGTATGGTACACCAGGACTAGCATCAACTTTGACATATTTAATTAATTGAATTATATATTGTCTAAGCGAATCTTCAGTTAAATTGTTGAAACATGAAGGTACCGTTACTTTGTTGTATTTAGAAACTATAACATTATTAATGTATTCAAAATCGACATTTGGTTTATCTACTTTTATTAATCCATTAGATTGATTAATAAAAGATCTAAGTTCTACTTGACTATTACGCTCTGGAAATTTGAAACTACTAAGATTGGGACGTAAAGACAAAGCGTTTAAGAAAAATGAAGTTGCTTTGACTGCTTCTGATTCACGAAACTTGATTCGTGACTGGCCAATTTTGAAAGAATGTTCTCCAACTTTCGTTGGTTCAATCCATTCGTAATATTGACCGAAGATGTCAAGGCACCCCCGGTTAAACCGGGGGATTGGGGAAAAACCGTTTCGACAAAAGCTTGTGCTTTAGCAGGTTTTCGTTTCGGTTTTGGCACAATCGGTGGTCCTTCCATTTTTCTAGCTAAGCTAGTACAATGTCTTCTCAATTCTACTATTTCAAAATTCGTTAACTTAGAAAACTCCTGATTTGCTGGCAATTTGGAGTTAGAAATTCTACGATTATATTCATTATTTAAAGATGAAATGTATTCATACATTTCAATTTTTGTCTTTGGTAAATCTTTAAAATCTGAACTATTATTTTGAAAATCCTGAGTTACGTTCCACTTCTTACGAACAATAGGAGCAACTTTTGTTTGTTCACAAACGTCACCACCTGTTATTTCGTTTTCAGCAATTGTTTGGTTGTTTTTGTTATGAAGATCATTTCCTTGCACTAATATACTTCTGTTAGGAACAAGAGTACCATTATGTGGTTTAGAAATTTCATCATAAACTTTGTCTTGTAAAGCAAAACCAGTATCAAAAATAACTTTTTGATTTGGAGTTGTTTTACTATTCATTAATTCAACCAATTTATCCAATTGCTCTTCCATTTTAACCTGTTTTTGAACGTATTTTTCAAAAAGCATTTTAAAATCTTCAGGAAGTGTTTCTTTAACTTCACTATAGGTTTTTGAGACTTTCAACATAGATTCGATTTTTGTAGGACAATTCGGACAAACGTCGTTTTCATCTTTAACGATCTTACATATAGGACAATAATCAACGGTCTCAACCATTGGTTTTCTAAAAACGCCGCCTTTAACTTTTTCATTTATATGACCACCTGAAATACCGTGAATATCACGATATTTAGATCTATAATACAAATTGCGATCAGATCTGCAAACAAATCTTTTTGTTCCACTTTTTGTTTTATAATCATCAGTAGCCATATAACGTTTAACTTCATCAAAAGGTAATACATCAGACTTAAATGTTTTAAGTCTACCAATATCATCTTCAACGAAGAATATCTTCTTTCCATCATTAGCCTCCTCCCATTTAAGTAGATTTAATTCTTCATCCAATAATTCTTCAAAATAAGTATCATTGGTAACATCATTAACGGCAGTTGTTTCTAAATTACGTTTATTATTTAACATACGATAATAAGGCGGAACAACAGCAACGTTATAGTTTTCACCTTCTATGGCTCTAGAATGTATAGCAACGATTTCTTTATGTAAATTCATAACAGGAGCTCCACTAGTTGAATTAATAGTGGAACAACCATGACGTATAAACATAGGTTCATCATCAGATGTAACACAACCCATAGAAAATTTAAATTTGTTATCAATTTTTGATACGATCTTAACACAAGAATTAACAGGACAAGTTTTTGCAAAATGTCCTCGTTTCAATTGCAATGAGCTTAAAATTGAAACTGGTAAAAGAATCATAATATAATCTAATTGTGATGTAGGAGACCATGACAAAATTTTAAGATTAGAAATATCAATAGGTTGAGATAATCCATTGGCAACTAAATGCAATGGCCTCAATCTATGGACATCAAAAACGTGAAATGCTGTTAATAGCACATCAAATTCATTGTCAAAGGCAACGCGTGAGAAAAATCCAACATGAGTACGTTCGGCATAAACCATACCTTGAAAATCAGGTAGTTTATTGTCCACACAATCATAAAAATTCGAAGATGGTAAAACTGATTCATAGGTAGTCTGTCCTCTAGAAATTCTAGGAAGAGAACAAATCTCTATGGTTTTACGATAATCATCCTCAGTTAATCTTAATCTGAATATAGTATTGTTGTTGGTTTCGACTTTGTAATAAGCGCCATATTCATCAAATTCAAGGGGTCTAACTAAATCAATAGTTTTCGGCTTACTATCTTCTTCCCATTCTACAGCCTCTGGATTCAGATCAATTTTTGTACCAAAACAATACACAAAAATTTTGTGCATAGTATTGAACAAAAACCAAAATAACTGAAATATACCAGTTATAGACAATAGAAAAAGAAAACCGATAATAGCAAAATAAGAACCTTCAATTAAAGGAACACACTCTGTTATTACAACAGTCTCTGTAGTTCCATTTACCAACACGCTTGGTAAATAGGAAAATAGATTAAATAAACAATGTATAATTTGGTTATCCATTTTTGT